ATTCATTCATCTCTCTCGCTACGCTCGATGGTTGCCGGAACAGAACCGTCGCGAATCGTGGCAGGAAACTATCACGCGATATTTTGATTTTTTCGCAAAGCATTTGAAAGAACACCATCGTTACACACTAACAGATAGTCTGCGAAAGGAATTAGAAACCGCAGTATTGAATCTTGATGTGATGCCTTCGATGCGGTGTTTGATGACCGCAGGAGAAGCGTTGGAGCGCGAGAACGTCGCAGGCTACAATTGCTCGTATGTCGCAGTTGATTCACCTCGGGCATTTGATGAGATTTTGTACATTCTCATGAACGGCACCGGCGTGGGTTTTAGCGTTGAGTCTCAATACGTCGATCAGTTGCCCAAGATCGCAGATGACTTCCATGACACCGAAACGTGCATCATGGTACGCGACAGCAAATTGGGATGGGCGAAAGCCTTGAAGGAACTGATTGCGATGCTCTATGCGGGCCAGATTCCCACATGGGACGTCAGCAAGGTACGTCCCGCAGGATCACCTCTGAAGACATTTGGTGGACGTGCGAGTGGCCCCGAACCGCTAGTCGAACTGTTTAAGTTCTGTGTGCGAGTGTTTCGTGCCGCATCCGGACGACGATTGACCACACTGGAATGCCATGACGTGGTGTGCAAGATCGCAGAAATTGTCGTTGTCGGTGGTGTGCGTCGTAGTGCGTTGATCTCGCTGTCCGATTTGTATGATGACCGCATGCGTCATGCTAAGAACGGCGAATGGTGGAATATGAACTCGCATCGTGCGCTGTCGAATAACAGTTATGTCGCGCATCGTGAGCGACCGACGTTGACGACGTTCATCGACGAATGGAAAGCCCTCTACGAAAGTAAGAGCGGTGAACGTGGCGTCTTCTCGCGATACGGCGCAAAGCAGCAAGCGGAGAAGACGGGTCGTCGTAATGCTGACCATGATTTTGGCACCAACCCATGTTCAGAAATTATTCTGCGAAGTCGTGAGTTCTGCAATTTGTCGGAAGTCGTCGTACGCGCTGACGACACACTCGACACGTTGAAGGATAAGGTTCGACTGGCGACCATTCTTGGCACATTTCAGTCTACGTTGACCAACTTCAATTACATCAACAAAGATTGGAAACGTAACTGCGACGAAGAACGACTGCTCGGCGTATCCTTGACAGGTATCATGGATAGCAAACTGACGAACGGAACAGAGAAAAATCTCGAAACGCGGTTGCAAGAACTGCGTCGTGTTGCGGTTGAGACGAATGAGAAGTTAGCCGCGACGTTGAAGATTCCGCAGAGCGCCGCGATTACGTGCGTGAAGCCCAGCGGCACCGTTAGCAATCTTGTTGATAGTGCGTCCGGCATTCACGCACGTCATTCCGAGTACTACATTCGAACCGTTCGCGCAGACAAGAAAGATCCGTTAGCGCAGATGATGATTGATGCGGGGTTCTATGCAGAACCGGATGTGATGCGCCCTGAGCATACGTGGGTGTTCTATTTCCCGCAGAAGTCACCAAAGGGTGCGATTACGCGGCATCAGCGTTCAGCGATTCAACAACTTGAATTCTGGAAGACGTATCAAGATCATTGGTGCGAACACAAGCCGTCGGCCACGATCTACGTCAAAGAAGACGAATGGCTCGATGTCGGTGCGTGGATCTATCGAAATTTCGATAGTGTGTCGGGACTGTCGTTCTTACCGAATTCGGAACACATCTATCAGCAAGCGCCGTATCAGGACATCACAAAGGCGGAATATGACGAATGGATGAAGAAGATGCCTAAGAACGTCGATTGGTCACGACTGTCCGACTACGAGAAGACGGATCACACGACAGGTACTCAGGAACTCGCATGTACTGCGGGGGTCTGTGAAATTGTCGATCTGACAAAACCCTAAATATCTCTAATGCAATAAGGAGAGAGATATGGCTAAAAAGAGTATCACAATCGACTGTCTGCAATGCATGAACACTTGCACCGTCCACGGGCAGAATGCAGAACTCTCGCAATTCTGTCCGTTCTGCGGTGAAGTGTTCGTGGCAGCATACGACGATGACGATGACGATGAGACATTTGGTACGGACTTCGATGACGATGAGTTTGGCGATTTCAATGACAAGGATGACGAATAAATAGATGATGGTCGGTATTGACTATAGCATGCAAGCACCAGCGGCATGTGTGTTCTCAGACACACCGCAATTCTGGTGTGCACATCAACGCTCGTTCCCTTCTCTGCCATCATTGACCACGACGAAAATTTCCTTGACGGAAGTCGTACCTCGTGCGGAAATGATGGCGCAAGCGTTGATTCAGTGGTTACGTAATTTTCCAGATGTTCGCACGGTGTATATTGAAGACTATGCCTATAATGCTACGGGCAGAGTTTTTCATATCGGCGAACATGCAGGCATCCTCAAATATCTTTTGTGGTTGTCTCGGTACGATATCGTCGCTGTTCCGCCTACCGTTGTAAAGAAGTTTGCGACCGGTAAGGGGAATGCCGATAAGAATCGTATGACGAGTGCATTCCTGAAAGATTACCCAACGGCGCAACGCTGGCATGCAACGTTTTTTCCTCGCACTGCGGCCACGGCGTCGATTGCTAAATCCCCTCTATCTGATTTAGCGGATGCTTACTGGATTGCCAAGTATGCACAGCATACATTGACAAAGAAGTAGTAGATATACTATAATCTAACCAATTAGGAGGTTATATGAAGAGTCTGCTTCGACTCATTACGCTGACATTGGCGTTGTGGTTGTTGTATTCGTTGATGACATTTGCGATGTCTACGGAAGAGGCATTACGCACATCAATGACAACTGTAGATGCCCGTGCAGCAGTCGTCATGAACGTCGAAAGCGGTGATGTGGTGTGGGAGCAAAATGCTCATGCTGCATTTCCTATTGCCAGTCTGACAAAGATGATGACGGCTGCGGTGGTGATGGAGAGTGCGTTGCCGTTAGATAGAACGGTGACAGTCACGCCATCGGATGTTCGTGCCGCGTCAGTCACATATCTGCGACCACGCGATGTTGTTAGCGTTGAAACACTAATGTATCTAATGACGGTGGGTTCCGATAACGCGGCCGCACGTATTCTCGGTCGTCTCGTCGCGCCGAACAATTGGCAAATGAGTCGTAAGATGAATGCGTTGGCTGCGTCGTTACAGATGGAACAAACAGAGTACGTAGAACCATCAGGACTCTTGCATGGTAATCACTCGTCCGCATTTGATCTTGCACAGTTGTTAGTGCATGCTCAGACACAAAGCGCGACGTTTTTAGATCATTTGTTCAATACGCATGTCTATCACACACGTATTGGTAAGCGTACCGTCGTCGTCAATAACACCAATCGGTACTTGAACGATTCCATGATCGCGTCGAAAACAGGCTATACGTCTGCGGCAAAATACTGTCTCGCGTATATCATTACCGCAGCAAACGGGCAACGTTATGCAGTAGTTATTCTTGGCGCACCGACAAGCGAAACGCGGTTTGCGATTGGTCAGCGCATTTCTGAGATCCTCAACGAAACTGATGTGACAGCACCTGAAACCACGACGGCATCCTGTGGGTTTCAACCGACACATATCAGTGAGTCGGGAAAGATGTTCATTCGCAATTTCGAGTCGTTACGCTTGACGCCCTATTACGATCATATCGGGTATGCGGTTGGATATGGAATGCACACATGGCAAGGACAAGCGGTGACGCGCCGGTTTCCGTTTCGTGTGACACCGATAGACGTTGAGCAGGAATTCGATACGCAGTTGAACAAGTACACGCGAGTTGTGAAGGAAAGCGTCTGTGCACCACTGTCACAACCGATGATGGACTCTTTAGTCAGCATTGCATGGAACCTCGGACGTGTGAATACGTCTATCGTGCAGAAGTTCGAACAGAACCAGCCACTCACAGCAATTGACTTTTTGACGACAGCGACTGTGCGTCGTCGGCAGACAGATGAACTCGTCAATCGCCGTCTTCGCGAGTATCTGATGTTTACGGGCGATTACGATACGGCACTTGAACGCACATCGAATGAGAAACTCCGTGCCGTTGTGAAGGGTACTAAAGTCGAAGTATACAACAACAATATGATGTGAGATAATACTGCATATGAATATTTTTGTTCTTGATGAAAACCCACGAGCCGCAGCGCAGATGCATTGTGATCGACATGTCTGTAAGATGTCGATTGAGTATGCACAAATTTTGTCCACTGTGCATCACGTCTGCGGCTCGCATATTGCAAAAACAGAAGATATCTACAAACCCACACACGCGAAGCACCCTTCTACATTGTGGGCGATGTCACATCCGCTGCATTATGCATGGCTCTATGAACTCATGTGTGAGACATGGAACGAATACACCTATCGGTATCAGCGCACACATGCCTCAAGTCGCTTATTGACGGCTCTGCGCGTCGTACCAGATATGGCGACGTCGAACATCGTTCCCACAGCACCTCCACAATGTATGCCAGATTCGTGTCGCATATCCGGCGCATCATGGCAGAGTACCATCGATGCGTATCGAGCATATTATCGGCAAGAAAAAGCAGGGTTTGCGACGTGGAAGAATCGACAGGTGCCGGACTGGTTTCTGCCACATAATTCGATTGACGTGATACACTCCACAGTCTATAATGATACTCATGAAACGCAATCCACGTCATTGGGCAGATAAACTGACCGCCGCAGACATTCGCAGAATTATTGCACACTTTGCGGAGTGCGAAACATATGCCGAACCTCTCGCACAACAGCATCGAGAGATATGGGTTATCGCGCACAAACGAGCAACGTACATGAAAAATTTCTGGACACAGATGTTAGCAGTACAGAGCAATGACGAGTCATTGGTGCCGCATCTTCGCACACTTCGAAACATCACATGGTGTGTGGATGAACCATCAGAAGCGTAGAAATTAGACATATGAAAGTGACAGACTTGGGTGATATCGGTGTTGCATGGTGGCGTTCCGTCAACCCAACACCAGAGCAACAGGCTCTTGCTGAAGAGCGATTGTCGATCTGTGAGACGTGCGAACATCGTGTGCCCTCAACTATTTTTCGTGGGTATAAATGTGATGCATGTGGATGTCCGCTACACAAAAAGATCTTTTCTCCCGCAGCAGGGCCATCCGCATGTCCGAAACAGAAATGGGTGCGGTAATGTCGAAGATCTATCGTGTGCATAGTCACGTCTCGTTTCATCATCAATATTTGGTACGAGCAGACTCGCGAGATGCCGCAGAATGTCTGGTGCGAAACACTTCTCCGGATTCGTGGAAGCAAGATTTTCTCGGTGAAAAGATTATCTGCGCTGAACCTCTGACAGAGATGGAGGCGCGTCAACTGCATTATTCGGATACGGCTACAGGATGGATAAATTTTGACGCATGCGTTTTAGATGGAATGACAGACAATACGAATACGAAATAGTTCATGGAGATGCATATGAGTGATGTTGAATATCAGATTACTGAGTCTACCACACCGAAACCGGCTTCGTCACAGGAAATGCTGGTCATCGATACGACGCCAAAACCTGTGGAGACGCCTGTCGAGGACACGCCGGAAGAGCGTTTGCGAAGAGCAGAAGTTACAGCCGCAAATCTGCAATACATCCGCAGATTGATTCAACTGGAAAAGCGTCTGGAACTTCGTGCGGGAATGAAGAAGAACCGCAAAGAGCGCAATCGCGCCAAGAACAAAGTGGCTCGACAGTCGCGTAAGCGCAACCGATAACAGTATGCCCGTGTGGTGGAATGGCATACACGGCGGACTTAAAATCCGCTGACGGTAACGTCATACAGGTTCAAGTCCTGTCACGGGCACCACATAACGTATCGTATATGATACGCTATCCGTTGTAGCGCATCATATACGATACCTTGGGGTTGTAACTCAGTGGTAGAGTCGCAGGCTTTTAACCTGTTGGTCGCGAGTTCGAGTCTCGTCAACCCCGCCATTTCAAACTCCTATATACTAATAGTAACCTTTTTTTATGGAGTTTGAAATGACTTTATCTATTCGCGAACAGTTGTATGGGTTCGTCGCCGCTCTCGTTCTTGGTATCATTCTTGGTGTGTTTGTCCGCCCCTCACCGTCAGGTTCAGATCTTAACGTTACCCTCTCGCATCCTGCACCAAATGTCGCAACGCTTCAGGTGCCAGTACCGGTAGTCACTGAAAAGGTCGTAAAGGAATACGTGCGAGTGGAAGATCGCACTGCGGTTGCGGCGTTATTGGAAGAAAATCGAAAACTGAAAGTGCAAGTGCAGCAATTGAGCACATCGATTGCAGAATACCAGAGTGCTGGCACAGGTACAGCGGTGATTACGTTACCGACAACAACGCTGGACACCTCGACGCCTCCGCCGCCGGTGCACACAGAATTCAAAGATTGGCGTTTATCATTTACACTCAATGGTACAAATGCCAACTATACGCTGACACAGAAGTTTGCGATTATCAATACTGTTGGAAAGAACAAGAAGAATGTACCAACGCAGTTGATTCGATTGTATGAAGTAGGCCCGAATGAGACGCGTACGCTGATTCCGACTGTAGAGACGACGACAGTCGCAGCGACTGAGAATTTACCGCATACGTATGTGCATATGACAATACAAGCCGGCGCAGGCGCACTCTTTGCTGCATCGAGTGCTGCCACGACAGCACAACGTACGACAGCCGGTATTGGTGTCGTATCGTGGCTCAAGCGAGGACGTTCAATTGCCACCGAAGAAACGCGATGGTCATATGCCGCTCCTGCTATTGCATTTACGAACACGGATGTTTCTGTTGGCGTTTCACCAATTGCATTCAATATTGGAAGTCTACCTAAACAGCCGTTGACAAATATATGGATGACGCCATTCATTGGAACGACAACCACCGACTATCGAAAGATTACGCGGATCGGAATATTTGCCACTGCAACTTTCTAATTGACTCGACGCATCGAAACCCGTATAATACAGGTATGACGTCATCGAAATCATCACAACCGGCATGGTGTTGCAATACATGCGGTAAAGCATTTGGTCGCTGGTATGCGTCTGGATACTATACCGGGCCGTCGCCAGCGATCTCCACATATCACATTGGCACTTGTGATGTCTGTAAACAGGATGAAGTGGCAGTGACGGAACCGAGAGATTTTGGATATCTCACACCGGGATGGCGCAAAGACACGCGATACGCCCGCGGCCGCGTCTAACACACAGATACCTCATAGGATATGCAATATGGCTCGACAGCAACGTGCGTCGAACTTCCAATCGCGAGAAGCGAAAGCGGAGGAGACGCGAAAGAAAACTAAAGCACGAAAGCGGATGCTCAAGAAACTCGACGATGCCGCAAAACACCATCACGAGTTGTTTGATCCGACCCCTCGTTTACGTAAGAAAGTGTAAACATACGCCGAAGGGAAAAGTTATTAAGTTATGCCGGTGTAGCTCAGTTGGTAGAGCACCTGCCTTGTAAGCAGGGGGTCGCTGGTTCAACTCCAGTCACCGGCTCCAAGTTGAGTACAATATATATTGGGGGGTCGTTCAACGGTAGGACGGTGGCCTTTGAAGCCACGAATGAAGGTTCGATTCCTTCCCCCTCAGCCAGATGAGAGAACACTATGCCACGATGGGATTTTGAATGTTCGCACTGTGATAAAATTATGGAGATGACGTTTCCAACCTATACCGCTTCGCAGAACGCCACATGCCCAACGTGTGCCAACGTTCTTCGTAGACTTCCAAGTTACGCTACATTTACGATTCACGGATACAACGCTAAAACTAACTATTCCTCAAAGGATAATTCATGAGCACTGCACCGACTGAAGCCAAAGGCGGCACGGAACTTATTTGCGCCAATCTCCATAAAGCATTACCCGAACTGACCAGTCAGGTGCAGATCATTATGTCGCGCCCTGAACAGGTAACGCTTGAAGACAAGCCGCGTATTTTGTGGCTTCAGGATCTTCCTCAAGACCCCGCAAGTGCGTGTCTTCGTGATAAGTCATATCGCACACAGTTCAATCGAATTGTGTTCTGTTCGCATTGGCAGCAACAGCAGTATCAGCAGTACTTGGGTATTCCGTATTCGGAAGGCGTCGTGATCAAGAATGCGGTGCCGTTTCGTGAAGCGACGTTTCCCAAGCCTCGCGTCAACGACGGAAAGTTAAAGTTCATCTACACCTCAACGCCGCATCGTGGTCTTGCGATTCTCGCGGCCGCGGCAGATGCGCTGTCGAAGATTCGTCAAGATTGGGAACTGCACGTCTATTCCTCATTCAAAATTTACGGATGGGAAGGCGCAGATGCTCAATTCGAACCGCTCTATACGCTGCTGCGAAACAATCCGTGTGTCGTGTATCACGGTACACAGCCAAACGATGTCGTGCGCGAAGCGTTGCAGACATCACATGTATTCACGTATCCGTCGATCTACGCGGAAACTTCATGCATGGCGATTCAAGAAGCATTGATGTCTGGTTGTTTGGCCATCACCACAAACTTCGGTGCGCTGCCTGAAACGTGCGCGGAATGGGCATGGATGTTCCCCTTCGACGAACGTCCAGAGTTGCTCATTCATCGCACATTAGCCGCTATGCAACGCGCTCTCGATACCTATGACGATCAGTTGATACAGGAACAACTGCGAGTGCAGAGTCTGTATTATCAGCAGTTCTATGCATTCGAAGGACGCGTACCCACATGGAAGCGGCTGCTGGAAATTGTCATCAACGAAGGCACGCCAGTTCAGAAGTTGATTATTGAATAATGACAGCACGTATTCTTCCGTTTCCAACAGTTGATACGCCCGTGACGCGACAAGAACCGAGGTCGCGTCACGAAATCGAAAAGATGCTCATAGAGGAAACGTCATTTCACTGTAAGCAACTGCTATCCTATTACAAGAATAGTGGTTTGTGGAATGATAAATGCCAACGACCGATGAGTGATGCGTTGAAGTTGTTTCAGAACGTTTGTAGTATAATGGTGGAGAACGCTCATGTTAAAGAATAAAATGCTTGGTGAAGTATTTGAACGCCAACAAAAGACAGTCAAGATTCCCGACAAGATAGAGAATCTTCGACAGAACGATACTCCCGGCATGCGCTACATTCTACAGTTAGCACATGCGGACGTGAAATGGGTTTTACCAGAAGGCGCACCACCGTTCAAAGCCGATCCCGGTGCTCATGGGTTGACGCCTTCGAATCTGTTTCGCGAGTTGCGAACACTTTATCTGTTTCTGGAAGGCGGAAGTCCCACGCTGACACGGTTGCGGCGTGAGCAATTGTTCATGCAGTTGTTAGAGCGTGTACATAAGTCTGAAGCCGACATGTTGATTGCGCTGAAGGATAAGAAGTTTGTGAATAAGTATCGATGCCCAAAGAATATCGTTGATGAAGCATTTCCGGGCCTGTTAGAACAACCGTTTTCTATTCGGTTTATTCGGTAGAGGTTACATCATGTCGAGAAGTTGGAAAGGCGCTCGTCCGTCGCAGAATGCAAATAAGAAGTCACCGCGACACCGACGAAAGAAGGAACCGAGTGCGTATGACACCAAGATTGTCAAGCCTCCATCAAAGACGGAATTGCGGAATACACTCCAGCATGCAGTACTTACTCAAGACTATGAGGCATTTGAAGACTATGACGAATGGGAATTCTGAAAAAAAGAACACTGCACCAACGGACAGCATGATTGCTGATCTGCAATCAGCCGTAACCGATTCTGTTCGTAAAGATTTGAATCTTGAATACGAACGCATCATTTCGTTTGACAAAGCGTTTCGTATTCTCGCAGGATGGGTATTGCTCTCTCTCGGTATATTTTTTCTCGGTCGTGGTACCACAACTTCAGAAATTATTTTTGGCGCATGTTGTGTCACAGGATATCTTCGAATTGCATTTGGTTCCATTATTATCACACAGTTGACGAAAGACTCGGCTGCGCGGTTTCAGGCGTGGTTGGATCGTCGAGCGACGATGACGACAACACTCCGGAGTAATAGATAATGCCGAATTATGATTTTCGATGCACAT